ACGCGCTGACATCGTGCATGCTTTTGGCGGTTTTGAGTTCGAACTGAAATCCGTACACCTCGCATAGCCGACCGGCCTTCGGGTTGGTCTGGTCGCGTGGTGGCCCCGGCGCAGTTTGGCGCTGCCCGGGGCCTTTGGCCGAGCACCTCGGGAGGTGGTCGACGTGGTTGAGCGTAGATGCGATCGCTGCGGCGAGATGTGGACGCCCACACGCAACCACCATGTCCACTGCTGGAAGACTCGCGCTACTTGCTGGAACTGCTCAATCGAGTTCGCCTTCGCCGGTTCAAATCAACGGCGCTTGTGCGACGACTGCAAGAGAGCTGCAGTCAGGATCAAGAACCACCGGCGCAATCACCGCCGCAAGACCAACGGGCCCCGAGACGAGATCGACCCTTTGGTCGTCTTCGAGCGGGATGGCTGGGTGTGTCAGCTCTGCTTCGAGCCCATCGACCGAGACGCCCCTCCTCGCACTAGCTGGTCGCCGACGGTCGACCACATCATCCCGCTCGTGAAGGGCGGCACTGACACCTACGACAACGTGCAGGCGGCTCACCACTGGTGCAACTGCGCAGTGAAGAAGGCCGATCCGGCCCGAGCCGGGTGGCTCGCCGCCTGATCTGAGGAGGCACCGATGCCACGAGGTGCGAAGCCCAAGCCCGAAGGCGAGAAGATCAACCGGAACGCCGTGGTCCATCCCTTCGACCACGCCGCCAGCTCGGGTTGGCAACACGGCCGGCGGCCTGCCCCTCCGCGATGGCTGACTGACGCCGGCCGCAAGGCGTGGCAAACGTGGCTCTCGGGTTGGTGGGCCGCCTTCTACAAGCCCGAGGATCTCCCGGGACTGGAACTGACCGTTCTGACCTTCGACAGGGTCCAGCGAGGTGAGCTCGATGTCGCGAAGGTCATCCCGCTCCTCGACCGCTACGGCATCACGCCCAAGGGGCGTCAGGATCTCCGGTGGCTACCCCCGAAGGACGAGAAGCCGGCCGTGCCGGCGGTGAGCTCGTCTCCTCGGTTGCGGGTCGTTGACACCGCCTGATGCCGTGGCGTGGCCCGCAGTACAAGGGCGAGTTCCCGTCGCTCGGATGGGGACTCATCGACCTCTGCCAGCAGTACCTCGGGGTGCCGTCGGGCCCTGAGTACGGCAAGCAGCTCAAGCTGACTGAGTGGCAGACCCGCTTCTTGGTGAAGCTCTACCGGGTCGACCCGAAGACGGGGCGCCGGGTGTACCGGCGGGGCTGCAAGGTCGGGCCGAAGGGGTTGGGGAAGTCGCCGCTGCTGTTCTTCTTCCTGTTCGGCGAGTTCGTGGGCCCAGTCGTGTTCGACGGCTGGGACGCTGCAGGTGAGCCGGTGGGGAAGCCGCAGACGACGCCGTGGGTGCAGACGGCGGCGCTGTCGGAGGATCAGACGGACAACACCTACGTCCAGCTGTTGTCGGCGCTCGAGTTCGGTGACGCTGAGCAGGACTTCGGGCTCGACATCGGGTTGACCAGGATCTTCCGGAAGGGGATGAGGGGAGCCCGGTTGGAGCCGGTGACAGCGTCGGCCGGTTCCCGTGAGGGTCAGCCGGTGACCGCGGCCGGGTTCGACGAGCCGCACCTGTGGGTGCCGTCGAACGGTGGTGTGCGCCTGGCGGCGGTGATCCGCCGGAACGTCGGGAAGAATAACGGGACGACCTTGGCGGTGACGAACGCTTGGAAGCGTGGTCAGCAGTCGGTGGCTGAGGCGGATGCTGATGCCGCGAAGCAGAGAGCGGCGGGGGTGCTCTTCGAGCACATCGAGGGTGCGTTCGTCGCCGACGAGGACATGGGGGATCACGGGCTGGTTGAGGCGGCGTTGGCTCCGGTGTACGAGGATTCGCACTGGTCGCCGCTGTCGAGGCTGGCTGATGAGTGTGCTGATCCGTCGACGACCCCGGAGGATGCTCGCCGGTTCTACTTGAACATCCCGGCGCCGCCGGATGGTGCCGAGTCGTGGCTGCCAGCTGGTGCGTGGGATGGGTGCGAGTCTGATCTGGAGATCCCGGATGGTGCAGAGATCGCCATCGGGATCGATATGGCTCTCTACACCGACGACGCAGCTGTGGTGTGGTGCTCGGAGGTCGACGATCGACTGGTGGTCCGGTCGAAGGTGTTCTCGTCGAAACCGATCGACCCGCTCGACGTGATGGCGTGTGTCAGGGAGCTCGCCGGCCGCTACAAGGTGAAGGGCGGCGAGTACGACCCGAAGTTCTTCTTGCGGGAGGGTCACGAGCTGGCCGATGAGGGCATTCCGTTGCTCGAGCAGCCGCAGTCGCCGGCCCGGATGATCCCGGCGTGCGGGTTCGCTTTCCAGCAGATCGTGTCAGGACGGCTGGCCCATGACGGTGACCCGGTGCTGGCTCGGCATGTGACGGCGGCGGCCCGGCGTACCTACGAGCAGGGTTGGACGTTGTCGAAGCAGAAGTCGCATCAGGCTGGCCGTCACGTCATCGACGCGTGCATCGCGATGGTGCTCGCACTCTGGGAGTGGGACCAATGCGCTCAACCGTCCGCTCCGCTGTTCGCCATCTGGGCCTGATCGTTCTCCTCGTCGTCTCGCTGGCGCTGGTAGCAGTCGGGCTGGTGTTGTCACCGGCGCCGTGGTTTGCGTTGGTGTTCGTCGGGGGATGCGGCGCGGCGTTCTGTCTGCTCTATGACCCCGGGGACGGTGACGAGTGAACCTGTTGCGCCGCCTCACTTCCCGGTCGGACTCGCTGGCCACCTTCGGGATCGACGACTACCTGGCTTTCGCGTTCGGTGGCAACCAGTACCCGCTCGGCGTGAACTACACGCAGGCCGGTTCACCGCAGGTCGACATCGAGAACAACCTGTCCGGCTACATCAGCGAGGTCGCCAACCGGGACGGTGTCGTCGCTGCGTGCGTGTACGCCAGGTCGCTGTTGCTGTCTCAGCTGCGCTTCAAGTTCCGGAACATCACCGACGGCCCCCAGGCCGCTCTGTTTGGCTCGCCTGGTCTGGCTGTGCTCGAAGGTCCGGCACGGGCGGCGACGTTGACACTCGCCGAGCAGCACGTCAGCTACGCAGGGAACGCCTACTTCTACTTCCGGGACGACGGCACCATCAAGGTGCTGCGGCCCGACTGGGTGAGCATCCTGATCGGGTCGAACACCGACCCTGAGGAGCCGGGTTTCGCCCTCGACGCCGAAGTCCTCGGCTACATCTGGCATCCGAACAGCAGGGGAGCGAAGCAGGACTACGGCACGCGGATCTTGGCGCCGTCACAGGTGGCGCACTGGATGCCCGAACCCGACCCACTGCTACCGGTGCGCGGTCAGTCGTGGGTGACCTCGGTGATGCGGGACATCCTCGTCGACCGGCAGGCCACCGACCACCTCGGCGGGTTCTTCGACAATGCCGCCACCCCAAACCTGGTCTTCAAGATGGACCCGTCGAAGACGCCCGCCGAGATCGCCGAGTTCGCTGCCCAGACCAACCAGCTCCACGCCGGCGTCGACCAGGCATACAAGAACCTCTTCATTGGGGGCGGCGCCGACGTGATGGTGGTTGGCACCGACATCAACAAGCTCGACTACTCGAACCTCCAGGCCGGCCACGAAGCGAGGGTCGCATCCCGGGCCCGGGTGCCCGCCGTGATCCTCGGGATCCGGGAAGGGCTCAAGGGCTCCGCTCTCAACTCGGGGAACTACAGCTCGAGCCGACGCATGTGGTCCGACGGCTGGTTCACGCCGACGGCCGACGGGCTCTGCGATGTCCTCGCCCCCCACATCGACAAGCCGAAAGGCCCGATCGAGCTCACCTACGACCCGGCCCGCATCGCGTTCCTTCAGGAAGACAGGACCGATGAGGCGACGATCCAGCAGGCCCAGGCGCTCACGATCCGCCAGTTCATCGACGCCGGGTTCGTGCCGGCCACCGCCGTCGAGGCCGTCCGGACAGGTGACTTCTCGAAGCTGCAGCACACCGGTCTCTACTCGGTGCAGCTGCAGCCCCCCCGGACCGAACCCGAACCTGACGGCGATGATGAGCCCGACGGCGACGAGAACGCCAAGGGTGACGAGCCTCCCGGACCAGAAGAGCTTCCGGCGCCGGCGAAGAGTCCCGACCAGACCCATCCGGCGGCCATGCCCCCAGGGAGGCACGACCAATGACCGACCCCGTGCGCATCGAGCGCTACATGCCACTCACCGACCTGGCCGTGCGCTCCGTCGGCGGCGGCAACATCATCGACGCCTACGCGGCGGCGTTCTCGCCGGTCGAGTCCGAGATCCGTGACCACGAGGGCCACTACATCGAGCAGATCGACCGTTCCGCGTTCGACCGCACCATCCAGCAGCGTGGCATCTCCGCTGTCGGGGTGATCTTCAATCACGGCAAGACGATCCACGGCACCCCGTCGGAGCGGTTCTCGATGCCCTACGGCAAGCCGATCGCGATCGTCGCCGACCAGCACGGCCTCATGACCTCCACCGAGGTGTCCCGGACCGAGCTCGGCGAGGAGATCCTCCAGCTCGTCAACGACGGGGTCATCAAGGGCCAGTCGTTCTCCGGGGCCACCTACAAGACCGAGACCCGCAAGAACATCGCGCGTGGTGGCCTGCCCACCAAGGTGCGCATGGAGTTGGGTCTCCGCGAGTACGGGTTGACCCCGTTCCCGTCCTACGACGACGCCCACGTCGTCGCTGTCCGAGCAGACCTCGAGGGCATCGACACGCCCGACCTGGTCGCCTACCTGGCCACCTTGGCGCCCGAAGTGCGCGACGAGATCGTCAGGTCCCTCACCGACATCCCCGCGGCCACCCGCACGGATGACGAAACCGACCCCGCGGCCCCCCGCACGGTCGTCCGACGGAACGCAGACGCTGCCCGCGTCACGAGCGCGCTCCACCGGTTGTCCACCCTCACCTTGACCGAAAGGGTCAGAGCATCATGACGCACAACGAACTGCGTGCCGGGGCCGCCTACGTCCTCGAGCGTGCCGAAGCCATCCGCACCCTCGCCGACAGCGAGGACCGGGACATGACCGACGTGGAGCGTGCCGACTTCGAGGCCGGCATGGCCTACGTCGAGGAGACCACCTCCCAGATCGAGCGGCTCGCCACCCGCGAGGCCGAGATCCAGCGGGCCCGCGACTTCCTCGATGCCCACCCCGAGACCGAGACCGTCGTCGGTGACGGCACCCAGATCGAAGGGTTCAACGTCAACACCCGCAAGACCGACGACCCCTTCGACCTGTCCCACCTGGGTGCTGGCGTCGAGCGGGCCTCGCAGGTGCGTGGCCGGGCCATCGAGGCCATCGAGCGCAGCCGGTTCTTCCAGGAGGACGACCACAAGGAGTCGGCCACCCGGATCGTGGAGCGGGTGCCCGGCGTCGCCGAGCAGGTGCTCGTCTCCTCGGACCCGATCTACCGGTCGGCGTTCGCTCACCAGATGACCGACGGTCGCCTGTCGCCCCAGGAGTCGGCCAAGATGGACGAGGCCATGGGGCTGCTGGTGCGCTCCGGGTTCTTCAACCCCGATCCCGGGGTGGAGCGTGCGATCAACGTGTCGGCGGTGACCGCCAAGCTGGTCCCGGCGTACCTGGACCCGTCGGTGATCCTCAACAACGTCGGCGCTGCGAACCCGTTCCGCGAGATCTCCCGTGTGGCGCCGATCTCCACGAACGTGTGGACCGGTGTCACGTCGGCCGGCGTGAACGCCGAGTGGACGGGCGCTGAGGGCTCGGAGGTCGCCGACGCGTCGCCGACCTTCACCAACCCCGCCGTGACCGCCTACATGTGGGACGCGTTCGTCCCGCTGTCCTTCCAGGCGTTCGAGGACTGGGACGGCGCCGAGTCCGAGATCACGATGATGATCGCCGACGGCAAGGACCGCCTGGAGGAGGCCGCGTTCGCGACCGGCTCCGGTACCAACCAGCCGACCGGCATCATCACCGCGCTCACCAACGACACCACCACCCAGGTCACGATGACCACGTCCGGTTCGTTCGGGCTCGTGGACTTCTACGCGCTGTTCGAGGCCCTCGCCCCGCGCTACCGGCGCAACGGCAAGGCGTCGTTCGTGATGAACATCAAGTACCTGGACCGGATCCGGCAGTTCGGCACGGCCAACAACTACAACGGCTTCACCGTCGACCTGACCGCCAGCGGCCTCACCCAGGTGCTGGGCCGTCCCGTCTACGAGTCCACCACGATCAGCGGCACCCTCTCGACGGCGTCGACCTACGCCCTCGTGTTCGGTGACTGGTCGAACTACCTGATCGCCGATCGGGTGGGCACCGTGGTGGAGTTCGTGCCGCAGCTGTTCGGCACGACCAACGGCCGTCCGATCGGTCGGCGCGGCTGGCTCGCCCACGGGCGCACCGGTGGCAACACCATCAACAACGTCGGCTTCAAGGTCCTGAAGACCAGCTGACGCAGGGTTCGGGGCCGCGTCGGCCGCCGCCTGTCGGCGCGGCCCCGGAACACCCATCAGGCGGCTATCGAAAGGTGGCAACCATGCTTCACCGTGCACTCACTTCGGCTGCGATGGCGACCTCGGAGGGCGAGGTGCGGATCCTCGAGGGCCGAGCCTACGACGACAAGGATGCTCTCATCGGGGCCGCCGTGCGCGAGTACCCGGACATGTTCGACCAGGACCTCCAGGAGGCCCAGCCGGCCCGGCGTCGGTCGTGAGCGACGATCAGGCTGGGACGGTGGCCGTCGCCTACCTTCACCGCCCCGAGCTCTCCGCGTCGTTCGCCACATCGCTCGAGGACCTCAAGATCTTCGACATGACCCGCGGGGAGGGCCGCTTCTTCCCCCGAGGTGGCGTGTTCCCCGCACAGTGCGGGACCGAACAGGTCGCCGAGAAGCGCAACGAGGTCACCCAGGCGTTCCTCGACGGCACCCGCTGCGAGTGGCTCTGGTTCATCGACTCCGACATGGGCTTCGCCCCCGACACCCTCGAGCGGCTCATCGCCTCGGCTGACCCCACCGAACGGCCGATCGTCGGGGCGCTCTGCTGGTCCCAGCGTGAGGTCGCCCCCGACCCCGAGCTCCACCATCCGGTGATGGCTCGGTTCCCGACGCTTTACGACTTCATGCGGCTCCCCGACGGCACCGAAGGGTGGCGGGCGTGGGAACCCGAGCAGATAGACGGACATGTCCACAAGGTCGACGGCACCGGCGCCGCGTGCCTCCTCATCCACCGCAGCGTCTTCGAGAAGGTCCGTGCCGAGCGCGGCGACACCTGGTGGTCACGCACCAAGTTCGGTGAGGACCTCTCGTTCTGTCTCCGAGCCCAGTCCGCCGGGTTCACCATCCACGTCGACACTGCAGTGCGCACGAGCCATCACAAGGAGGTGTTCATCTCCGGTCCCGACCCGGCCCCGGTGCGGCCACTCGTCGGCATCCCGGTGTTGAACCACTGGGAAGATCTCACGCTGCCCTTGCTACGCCAGCTGCTCGTTCAGGACGAGGCATCCCACATCATGGTGATGGACAACGGGTCCACGGACGACACCCGGGCCGGTTGCGACGCCCTCGGTGTCGGATGGCACGACTGCAGGGGCTGGAACATCCACGCCATGTGGAACTTCGCTCTCTCCATGAGCCAAGGCCGACCGGTGGCGATCCTGAACAATGACCTGGCCATCGGCCCCAACTTCCTCGCCCGACTCGGGAGGGCCCTCCAGATCGACCCGCAGCTCGCCGTGGTCTGCCCGAACTACGACGGTCGCATCGACACCCGCTGGACCTACACCACCGAGATCTGCGCCGGCCGCTACGACGGCACCGGCGGCATCGCCGGGTTCGCGTTCATGGCCGCCGCCGACTGGGCCGGCGACTACCGGTTCCCAGAGCAGCTCACCTGGTGGTTCGGCGACAACCACCTCGTCGCCACCGCCGCCCTCGCTCGCCGCCGCTGCGCCGTCATCGGCAGCTCGATGTGCGAGCACCTCGACGGTGGCGGCAAGACCGGATCGTGGGACGACCCGAAGATCAAGCCCACCCTCGACGCTGACCGCCGCTGGTTCGAGAACTGGATGAAGGACCAGTTCGCAGCCGCATGACCGGCTACGCCGACGCCAAACCGTTCCCACATCAGGTCATCGACGACCTATTCGACCCCGGCGAGCTCGCAGCCATCGTCGCCGAGATGCCCGCGGCCCGGACGCCCGGCTGGCGCATCTACGAAGGCCACGAGGAATCCCACAAGCACGAGGGCGGCCAGCACCTCTGGGGTCCGATCACCCGCCGATTCTTCGCCCGACTCGCCAACCCCGACACGCTCGCCTGGCTCTCCGATCTCACCGGCATCGACGACCTGATCTTCTCCGCTGTCGGCGGCGGCTACCACCTCATCCCCGAGGGCGGCCGCCTCGAGATGCACACCGACTTCAACGAGATCGACGGCCTCTACCGGCGGCTCAACCTCCTCGTCTACCTCAACGCCGACTGGACCCGAGACGACGGTGGCTGTCTCGAGCTCGGAGCCCCCGAATCGAGGATCACGATCGTTCCGACCTTCAACCGGACGGTGATCTTCACCACCTCCGACTGGTCGCTCCACGGTCACCCGCTGCCCGTCGCCCCCGGCAAGACCCGTCGCAGTCTCGCCGCCTACTACTTCACCGCCGACCCGCCACCCGACTTCACCTGCCCGCACTCGACGATCTGGAGGCCGTGATGCACCTCGCCGCATACGACTTCATCGCCGCCCATGATCTCGGCCATCTCGGCACCGTCGTCGAATGCGGAGCCCGCGATATCAACGGATCCATCCGGGACCTCTTTGATTGCGACCACTACATCGCGGTCGATGTGCGCCCCGGGGAAGGAGTCGACGTGGTCTGCGATTTCGCCGACTACCAGCCCAACCACCTGGTCGACGCCGTCGTCTCCACCGAGGTGTTCGAGCACACCCCGAACTGGCCCGACCTGATCCGCCGCGCCGCTGCCATCCTGCGCCCTGGAGGCGTGTTCCTGGCCACGATGGCCACCGACCCTCGGGCGCCGCACTCCGCCGTGTCCGGTGGCGGCCTCGAGCCCGACGAGTTCTACGCCAATGTCCCGCCCGCGACGCTCGACGCGATCCTCTCCGAGTGCTTCCCGGAGCACACCATCGACGTGGCCGGCGCCGATCTGCGCTGCTCGGCGATCCGATGACCGGCTCCACGCTCGGCGACCCGTACATCACCGGCGAGCAGCTCAAGAACTACCTGCGTATCACCGACTCCAACGACGACGTCCTCATCGCTCAGGCGGTTCGCAGCGCCTCCCGTGCGATCGAGCAGTACTGCCACCGCCAGTTCAACCACGACGACGGCACCCCGACCGCCCGGCACTTCAAGGCACAGGACCTCGTCACATGCAACATGCTGGTCAACGGCTCCGAGGTGTCCGATCCCACCACGATCAGCATCCTCGTGGACGTCGCACAGCAAGGCCAGTACACCTCCGCGTGGTCGACCCCTCATGACTTCGTCACGATGCCGTTCGACGGGATCCGCAACGGCGTCTCGGGATGGCCGACGGCGGTCATCAAGGCGGTCGGCCTCAAGTGGTTCCCGGTGTGGGACAGCCGCCCCCGTGTCCAGGTCACCGCCGCGTGGGGATGGCTCAGCGTCCCCGATGACGTGGTCACTGCCTGCTACCTCAAAGCCGCCAAGGTCTTCGGCCGGAAGGATTCCCCGCAGGGCATCTCGGCTGGCGGGTTCGACATCGGAGCAGTGCGCATCTCGCGTTACGAGGATCCCGAGATCGTGATGCTCCTCAACGACTATGTCGCTGGGTCTGAGGTCGCATGATCAGCGACATCCTGGCCGGTCTCGCCCAGACCCTCGACCAGGTCGACGGGCTCCGCGCCTTCGACCGGCAACCCGAGTCGATCAGCCCGCCGACAGTGATCTGTGAACCGAACGAGCTCACCTACGACGTGACCCTCGACGGCTGCTTCGATCTCGGCCTCAAGATCACCGTCCTCGTATCGCGAGCCGATGCTCGTACCTCTCAGTCGGTGCTCTACGACTACATCGATCCCGGTACCTCGACGATCAAAGGTGCACTCGACTCCGAACCGACCCTCGGTGGCACCGTCAGCTACTGGGACAACTTCCGCTACACCGGGATGGGCCTGTTCACCGTGGCCGGCGTCGACTACCTCGGTGTCACATTCGAGCTTGTGGCCCACACATGAAGGTCCTCGTCGTCGAACCAGGCCCCGAGTTCTCCGTGAAGGACGTGGCCACCGGCTGGGCCAAAGGACTTGCCCTCTGCGGCGCCGAGGTCCGCACCTTCGACACCGGTGCTGTGCTCGCATTCTACGAACAGCACCCCCACATCGCCGGGCGTCCCGACGACGGGTTCGTGGCCGCCGACATGGCTGCCCGGGCGCTCAGGTCCGCGATCTACGACTTCTGGCCTGACGTGGTCCTGATCGTCTCCGGGTTCTTCGTCCCGCCCGACACCTACCGGCTGCTCCGCCACCGAGGCCACAAGCTCGTCGTCCTGCTCACCGAGTCCCCCTACGAGGACGACAACCAGCTTGGTGTCGCCGCCGCCGCGGACATCGCCGTCATCAACGACCCCACCAACCTCGACCGGTTCCTCGAGGTCAACCCGAACAGCTATTACCAGCCGCACGCCTACGACCCCGACCTTCACCGGCCCCGCAACATCGGCTCGGCCCCCGACCTGCGCTCCGACTTCGCGTTCGTCGGCACCGGCTACCCCAGCCGCGCCGAGTTTTTCGAGGCCGTCGACTGGCACGGCATCGATGTGGCCCTCGCCGGGAACTGGACGAACCTGCCGCCCGAGTCGCCGCTGATCAAGTACCTGGCGCACGACCAGGCGCACTGTTGTCCCAACGACCAGACCGTCTGGCTGTACTCCGGCACCAAGGCCTCCGCCAACCTCTACAGGCGTGAGGCGCAACGCTTCGACCTCGCTCGAGGCTGGGCGATGAGTCCCCGAGAAGTCGAGCTCGCCGCCTGCGGCGTGTTCTACCTGACCGAACCTCGCGGCGAGAACCGCGAGGTCCTTCCGATGGTCCCCACCTTCGAGCACCCCGACGATTTCGGGGAGCAGCTCCGCTGGTGGCTGACCCACGATGACGAACGCATTGCGGTGGCTCAGGCGGCCCGCGCAGCGATCTCGGATCGCACGTTCGCCAACCATGCCGCGCTCCTGCTCGGCCGCCTGTAACCCCCAACCTCCCCGAAGGAGACCGCAATGCGCATCAGCGGCAAGAACGGCGCGCTCTACATGGGCATCGCCTCCTCCACCGCAGTCCCGTCACCTGTCGCGTTCATGAAGACGTGGGACCTCTCGGCCACCACCGACCGGTACGACGTGACGGCCATGGGTGACACCAACAAGCAGTACGTCACCGGGCTCCCCGACGCCTCGGGGAAGTTCTCGGGGTTCTACGACGACGCCACCCCGCAGACCTACACCGCGGCGGAGGACGGCAACGCCCGCAAGTTCTACCTGTACCCCAACACCAACAACACCGGCCAGTACTTCTTCGGGTCGGGGTTCTTCGACTTCTCGGCCAGCTTCGACGTGGCCGCCGGCGCCACCGTGTCGGGGACCTGGTCGGCGGCGTCGCAGGTCCAGAAGGTCGGCTGAGCCCTGAGCGTCTCAGGGACGGTCGCTGAGCTCTCCGGGAAACTGGTTCGCACCGGGGAGAACATCGGCGGCGCTCAGCGCACTGCGGTGATCCGAACGACGAGGGCGGCGGCAGACATCATGCGCGCCGCCGCCCTCGCTGTTCGCACCCCGCTCAAGCTGGCCGGCTCCAAGGGCGGCGTGGCCTGGTCGGTGCAGTACAAGGAGTTCTCCTCGCTCACCCTGCCAGCCACCGTCGTGTACTTCCGGGGTGCGCCTCCGTACTGGCGTGAGCGGGGCACCGGCGCCCACTTCATCACCTCGAGATACCTGACCGGGTCCAGAACTGCTCGCGGGCTGCGGGCCGCTGAGCACACCATCGGTGTCGGCGGACTGTTGAAGCGCAAGGACGGCCCGTCGAACTCGTCGAGGGCGGTCCTGCACTTCCCGGACGGCGGCTACGCCACCAAGGTCGCCGTGAAGGGACTCGCACCTCGGCCGTTCTGGGAGGAGACCGAACGGACCATCCAGGCCTCCTCCGTCGAGATCTACCAGGCCGAAACGCTCAAGGCCCTGCTGACCGCAGGGTTCAACTAGACGAAGGGACACCCCAGCATGGCGGCAACGAAGGAAGCGCGGCTGCGTACCCTGATCACCCACATCAGGGCCGGTCAGTACGACGGGCAACTCCAGGAGATCAACCAGGCGATCCGCGAGCACATCGCGTCGACCGACGACATCGCCATCAAGTGGAAGGTGGCGATCGACGGTGTCGAGGTCACCGAGGATGACCTGACGTTCCCGGAGGCGTGCGACTGGGAGCAGCGGGCCGGGGTGTCCTGGCTGCTGCTGTCGCCGGCCGGGTCGGCGAAGGTCTGCCGGGCGCTCCTCGTCACGGTGCTCACATCCCGGAAGGGGATGACCGAGGAGGAGGCCAACGACCACTTGAACAGTTGGACGCACGCTCAGGTTGTCGGGTCGATCTCCGAGTACGAGGTGGACCTGACCCCTTTGGAGCATCGCCAGACCTGAGCTGGCGTCTCCCACTCAAGTCGCGGGGGCTGCCGACCCTCTCCGACTACCTGCTCGAGTTCGGCCAAAAGTTCGGTTGGCTGCCTTCCGAGGTGCGGGCCCAGCGCATGGGCGACCTCGACCTGTTCCTCGTCCCGAAAGGAGATGGGCTAGACGATGACTTCGCTGACTGATCGGCTCGAGATGCTCATCACCGCGGATGGGACCGCCGCGAAACGCGAGTTCCAGTCGCTGGGCGCGTCCGCGCAGAGCGAGCTCGGGAAGGCGCAGTCGTCGTCGGACAAGATGGGGTCGACGTTCATCAAGGCCGGGGCGGGCATGGTGCTCGCCGGCGGTGGGATCATCGCCGTGCTCGGTCAGATGACCGGCCAGTTCGAGTCGCATCAGCAGGCTGAGATGCGGCTCCAGAACACGATGTCGAACACCCCGAAGTTGGCTGGGGCGAACATCCAGGCGTTCCTGGATCAGGCCCACGCGTTGCAGCAGACGACCGAGGCGTCCGATGTGCAGATCGAGACCGGGCAGGCGCTCCTCGGCCAGTTCAACCTGACGCAGGACCAGGTCCTCAAGCTCACCCCGTTGGTCGTCGACCTGTCCCAGAAGATGGGGGTCGGCCTCGACGCCGCCGCGAAAGCGGTCGGGAAGTCTGTTGACGGGTCGTCGACCGCTTTGAAGCGGTATGGGATCATCATCGACCCGGCGAAGGAGAAGACCGACGCGTTCGGGGCGACCGTCGATGGGTTGCGGTCCACGGTCGGCGGGTTCGCTGAGCAGCAGGGGGCCACGTTCCAGGGGCGGCTCATCGAGATCAAGAACCAGCTCGGTGACATCGAGGCCGGCGTGGGGAAGGGCGCTGCGCAGGCCTTCGAGGACATGCTCAAGCCGGTCCAGGGCGTCTCGGACGCGTTCGGTCATCTCGATGGTGGCACGCAGTCGCTGATCGGGGAGATCGCAGCGTTCGGTGGGGTGGCACTGATCGTGACCGGGGCTACGTCGGTGATCATCGGGTCAGTGATCAAGATGGCGTCGAACTTCACGACGGCCGGGTCTGCGGTGGTGAAGTTCTTCACGGAGATGGATGCCTACGAGGCGGAGCAGATCATCGCGACAGCGGCCTTCACCGCCGCGATCGGTGGGATCGTCTATGCGATCCATTCGTGGGACGACGCCACCAGCAAGCTGGTGGGGACCTCACAGAAGAAGATCGACTTCGGGAACTTCCAGCAGGCCACCGTCGGCATCAATGCCATGGGCCATCAGGTCGATGATCTCGGCAACAAGTGGAACAAGATGTCGGACGTGGAGAAGCTGGCCCACCCGGAGGTGTGGAAGGAGTACTCGGACCTGTCGGCCCAGTACGACGAGAACCTCAAGCACATCGCCGCTGAGCGGTCATCGATCGAGGACATCGGGAAGGCGTTGGGGATCTCGGGGTCGGCGGCGCAGGGGCTGGTCCAGGCGCTCCATGTCGATCCGACGCAGATCCCGTGGGCGAAGTTGGAGCCGATCCTGATCGGTGTGCACGATGGGTCGATCACCGCGGCGCAAGGGCAGCGGGACCTGGCCGGTGCGATGGGAGGCACCGCGAAGGCGACGCAGGACGAGATCTCGGCGGCGACCGCGTACAACAACATGATGAAGGCGTCAGTGGATCCGGTGTTCGCCGTGGTGAACGCTCAGCAGACGCTTGCTCAGGCCCAGGCGACGCTGGCAGACGATCAGAAGTCGGGGACGGCGTCGGCGGCGCAGATCTCTCAGGATCAGTGGGCGGTCGCCCAGGCCGCTGAGGGTGCGTCGGGAGCGATAGCGACGTTGTCGGACGGGGTGAAGGATGGCTCCATCAAGATGTCCGATGCCACCACCGCTATCCAGGGGTGGGCGGCTCAGGGGCTGATCACCGCGGCCCAGGCGCAGGACCTCACCAACAAGCTGAACTTCGTGGCCGGCGCGGCAGACAACCTCAACGGGAAGCGGGCCGTGATCACCGTTGACGGGAACACGGAGCCGGCGATCGATGCGCTCAACTCGCTGATCACGTTCTATGACTCGGCGACGGTGGATCTGTCGATCAGTGCGCATGTGGCCGGCTCGTCGATCAACCGGCACGCGGTCGGCGGTCAGCTCAATGAGGGCTGGAACATGGTCGGGGAGGCGGGCGCCGAGTTGGTGCACAAGCAGGGGTCGCAGGTGCAGGTCCTGACCGCCGCGCAGACCTCGGCCTCTCGACCTTCGGCGGCAGCGAGTGCCGCTCCTGTGGTGAACCTGAACTTCACTTTCGCTCCTGGGATCACGACCTCTGATCAGGCCGCTGTCCAAGGGTTCGTGCGGACCGTGGTGATCCCTGAGTTGTCGCGGGCTGTGTCGTCGGGGATCAAGCGGTGACTCTGACGATTGGTCGCATCGGGTTGGACGGGTCGCTCGGTGAGCCATCTTCGCTGACGTATGTGGGCGATCAGGTGACGCTCGCTGGGACTGCGAAGGGGTTGTCGTCGTCGCAGTGGCAGGCGTTGCGCGACCAGTTCCGGGGGCTCATCAACCCGGACGGTGTTGTTGTGCCGATCACGTCGGTGAACGATTCGTCGATCAACGGGTTCTACTCGGTTGATTCGGTGTCGCCTCCGCCGATGGACCCGAATGGTCAGTATGGCGGTTGGTTCAACTGGCAGGTTCAGGCGACCCGGATCCCGGACTCGCAGATGCCGGGTGTCGAGCTCGACTTGTGGGGCGGGTTCCTGACTGGGAACGGGATTGGCGCGGCGAAGACCGACGCGATCCCGTGGGTCGCCTTCTCGGACAAGGCGCTGGACCTCGCGCTCGACTCGACCATCTGGACAAGCCAGGGCAGTAAGACCCTTGGGGACGGCTCCAATCTGTCGACCTTCACAACCTCAGTCGACGGGTTCCAGCACGCCCGGGTCCCGTTCGCGGTGCGCCCCGAAAGCTGGTACCTCGGAAGCTGCCAGATGGAGTGGTCCTACGACGGTGGCGCAACCTGGACGCCGCTGACCAGCCGCCAACTGCCGAACACCTACCAGGGAGGCGCCCACCCCGCGGCGATGTGGCGAATGACAAACCAGAACATCCGGGTCACCCAGCATGGCGGTGCCGGGAACCCTCAGATCGACCTTCAGTTCTTCGTGGGGTCCTGGAGCGCGCACACCAAGACCATCAACCTGCTTCACTCCAACCCGGCCACCGGCACGCTGTTCGACGTCATCACCAGTCTGTCGGTGACCCGTTACACGCCCGAGATCCTGGCGTTGCGGCTCGGGGTCGCGTCGCAGACGGGAAGCCCCAACTTCACGCAGCACGCCTACTCGATCGACCTGGTCCTACGCCGCGGGGCGGCGTTCCTTGAGGTCGGGTTTCAGCAGGTCATCCCAAACCTGTCCGACACGATCGGCCTCTCGCTGGCCACCACGGAGACCTCGACCACGATCTCGGCCCTGCCGGCCGGAGTGCATTCGGGTGTCACGGCCAGCAGCTTCGATTCCGACGGCAACTACTACATCATCGCCTCATCGGACTCGGTGAGCACCGATACGACGCATTGCGGGATCTCCAAGGCGCTGGCTGGCGGGGCGACCTTGGAGCACGTCCAGATGCTTGTGGGCTACACCACCCCAGCGTCGACCGCTGCGCCTCTCGGAGCGATGCTCGGCGACTTCCACGCCGAGACGCGCTTCGTCGGACGGCTCTGATGCCCGCGACCAAACGGCTCATGGACACCGGCGACTTCACCGTCCAACTCGCCGAGAACACCGTCGGCGACCTCATCGACACCTACGCCATGCGCACCGCCGGCTTCGGCACCGTCATCATCACCCCCGTCTGGATCGACCCGACCAACCAGACCGTCGCGGACCTCCTCGCCGCCTCCTGCTTCACCGGCCTCTACGTCCAAGAGGACGGCAACGCCGACC